GGCCAATGGCGCACCATATCGGACCATGCCACCGAGAACTTTGCGACCACGCTTGTTTTCATAATCTACAAGGAACGACCGCTCCTTATCCGTGAAATCCTCGTCCTCAAGAGGCTCGTAGTTTCCAGCAACATACTTCTGAAACTTACGCGCACTGTCAGGACCAAGGTAAAAATCAGCCTGTTGAACAAGCGGATCTTGAGACTGGAACCGCTCCTTACCAACAAGTGAAGCTTGACTAGCAGCTTGATTGACAGCCTCCATAGAACCCATTGGAGCTTCGATTGGAGTAAACCCAGCAAATGGGTCTGATTCATTAGTTATGGGTTCGCTCGGAGTAAACCCAGCAAAAGCATCCTCTTGTGCGACTGGTTGCGGCTGTTGCTGATTTTGAGCGGGTTCACTAAAAGTAACATCAGCAGCGCTCAACGGCTGACCGGCATCCATCTGACCTTGTTGGCCATCGCCCTGCAAAACGTATTCGTCCATAAAATTATTTTAGATTCCCCTTAACGCCCTTGATAATTACAAAGTCACCAGTTTTCTTTCCTTTTGCCCTAGCTTCAGCCGTTGATTCAAATGATATTTCTGACATCGAATTCGTTCCAGACATTGCTGGAGAGTTTGTTTGAGACATTGCCGAAGGCATTGCCGGAGCGTTTGTTCGAGATGTCGCTTGAGGTGTTCCGCCCATAATCATCGCACCTCGCGAAGGCGTTTGAGGTGTTCCAGCACCACCTTCATACTTTTTGTAAATAGAGTTAATTCTGTCTACAGATTTTGAAATCTTAGAATCCAACCCATTTTTGGTAAGCTCTAGTTTTTCCCGAAATCCACTCAAGTCTCTTCCAAGAAAAGCACTGATATCGCCTTTATCCCAAGCGCGGGAAAAACTGATAATATCAAGCTCACCCAAAATTCGATCAGCTTCTTGATTTCCAACAGCATCCCTACCCTTAGGATCGTTCAAATCTTTTGCCAAAAGCTGTGCCGACCTTATTTTTACAGATTGATCAACATTAGGATCATCAAGGATTTCTATTGTCCTTTCAATTGAGTCTGCTGCTGATTGTTGGTTTGCAACAAACGAAGCGGTTTTTCTTACAACACCATCGTCAAATGTGTTAAGCTTAACATCTTTTTCGGCGACAGGCTTGAGAAGGTTTTGAATGTAAGCGTCAGTTCTTTTTACACGCTGACCTAAATCAATCTTTTGAAGTTCAAGTTTCTCAAGTTGAACGCCCTTCCCAAAGTCAAACTTTTCTCGGTTAAGAGATGCAGTTTTTTCAGCAATAGCTTTTTTGTAATTTAACGTGGCTTCTGCAATTTCATTTTTATCTGCACCTTCTTTTATCAACCTATCAAGATTGTTTTTTGCAATATCTACTTTCTGTTGATCAATTCCAAGTTTTGTAGCTGTGGATGATTTTTTAAATCCAAGCTCCTCTTCGTCAAGTTTAACCCTTGCTTCCTTAAAAGACTTCTCAACAGCAAGTCTTGCTTTTGCAATCTCAGCATCACTTGCGTTATTTGCAATTAACGCATTTAGCCTGTCCCTAGAAAGTTCAAGATTTGTGAGAATGGAAGTTGTCTGGGCCGTTGTTTTCGCAATGTTAGCCTTCCTCTGCTCTTCAGCGCGTTGATTTAAGAGCGGAACGTCAACGTCAAGCTTTCCGTTGGCGTCTCTCTTGATTGCTCCAAGCTCAATTGCCTTGTTGAGTGTTGATGCAGCTATTGCATCAGCTTGCGCTTCGGCGCGATTGGTTGCCTTTAACAGTTTAGCCCGAGCAGAATACTTCTCCAGATTGTTGAGCATCTTGTCCGCCTCAAGCCTGTACGTTTTAGACTTGAATGCCGGAACAACCGGGAATACTGCATCTTCCTTAGGGTTGTTCAGATAATCCGAAACCTGTTTACTAAGAGTCGAAAACGTGTTGTACTCGTCAACCTGCGCTTTCCGTTCGCCAATTGATTCAGCAAGCGCGTCTTCGCGAATCTTGTTCTGAAGCTCCATTCCTTGACGCTGAAGCAAAGACTCAGCCGTCTGCATCTGCAACTGCTCCATCATCCGCTGCTGCGTCTGCGCGCGGTCGAACAGCGATGCGCCTAGCTGAAACGCTTGAAGAGATTGGTCGGCCATAAGATTTAGAGTCCGAAATTGGACGAGCTGTATTCAGGGAATAGGCTGGTAGATTGCGGCCCTATTTCAGAGGTATTTGTTCTCGGGAAAGAATAAAGCTCAGGATCGTTCTGGGGATTGTAAGACGATGGCGGTCGATATCCTCCTGGCAGTTGAGACATCAACGCACTCGAAATTCCATATTGCGACAGCGCACCGCCAACCTGACCACCAAATCCAGTGACAGCACTCTGCAACGCTTGCTGCATCGGAGAAGCGGAAGCAGCGGCCTGAGCGGCTTGCAAATCGCGTCCATACTGAAGCTGTTGCTGTTGCTGCATAAATCCAATCCGCTGAGACGGAGTGATAAACATGCTACTCACCGAGAATGGCTGAACCATTCCAACAGACCGCTGCTGCTGAATGAAACTCTGAGCTTGAGCCAGACCCTGATTCTGAAGCTGCATCCCAGTCAACCCCAAGTCGCGAGCGGTTAGCGCACGACCGAATCCAGATGCGCCGCCAAATCCTCCAGACAAAGCTCGTCCAGCGGCAGAGCGTTGAACCTGAGCAGAAACCTCTGGTGAGATTTCGCCTCGCAAGGCCGACCCAATGTTCTTGCCAGCCTGTTGAATCAACTGGTCATAGCCAGGAATCGCGCGACGAAGCTGCGCCTCAAGCTGAGACTGCTCAGCGGCGGTCGTCTTGGTGGCCAACTCGGTTGCAGGCTCAAGCGATGCGATATTCTGCTGAATCGCCTTTTGCTGTTCTCCAGCAAAATCAATCGGCTTCAATTCTGGAACCTTTGGCTTCTTTCCGCCAAAAAGCCCACCAAGCAGGCTTCCCGCTGCGGAAATTCCTGCTCCACCCAAAATTGAACCTACAAGTCCTATTGCCATAAATTATCCTTTTGGTTCAGAACCATTGCGAGAATCCACCGCCATTCAATCCTACACCGACCATGCGTATCGTCGCGACAGCGTCGCCCAGATACTGCATCGTCTGTTCCTGCACAGCTTGAACCGCTTTGGCTTCGTAGGCCACTGCTTCCTGAATCAAATCGTTCTCTTCCTTTCGAATCGCCATGACCATCAGCTTGATGGCATCAGCGCACGGAGGAATAAGGTAGTCATTGACGCTCGTCGCGTTGATATGGCGCATCTTGCCAATAACCGTGACGGTCTGAGTGCAGCAATCGCTGTTTCGACCAGTCCACAGGCTACGACGATACTGCGGCAAAGTTTCATCAGGGTCGTAAACTGCCAGATCAATCTCGGCAAAAACTGCCTGATTGTACTCGTAAAGCCGCGATGCGGTATTTGTTGCCTCCCTGATGACGCCAGTCAGTGCGGTAAATTTCTTGGAAGACTGAACGTAAGGGAGAGCAAGCGTCAGCTTTTCGCCGTCAATCCATGTTCCACCGGATTGAGTGCGAATCCATTGACCGTTCGCGTCGTATCCTTGGAGCGTGATTGTTTTGCCGACATCTGAAGCGTCGCCAGGGTAAACTCGAATGTAGCTGTTATTGCCGCCAGACAAATCACGGTAAGAAACAACAGTGCCACGATCAACAAGCTGGTTTCCGGCGCACGGGTTGCATTTTCCAAGAAGTCCAAATCCAGTTTCTTGAAATTCATACCATTGGTTTCTTACCGATCCGGTTCCGCAGCAGTCGGCGACAGCCTCAATGGTTTCAATCGCTCGCGGCCAAGTAATACACCCATCAACGGTCGTAACCGTGAATCGACCGTACGATCCAGCCCACAGACCCTTGTGTAGAAGCCTTCGACACGCTTGATTGATGTAATCATAAACGCGCGCATCATCGACACATACTCCGATGACACGGGCGATTGTGGAGCGAATGTCCTGAACGATTAGCTTCATTTGGTGTAATAGACTCGGCCAGTTCGCTTGATAAAGTAAACACCGTAAAACGGCGGCAGGTTGTTATGGGCCGCATCACCTCCAGTGGATGAGGTGGCTACATTCGCTGTAGTTCCATACTGAACACCATTTGCTCCGCCGTTATTTGCATCCGCAGTTACAAGCGGGAAGAAGTTGTGAGCGTGGGCAGGCATCTCAGGAACTGTCAGCGTGTGCTTGTCCTCGCCGACAACAGAAGTTGTGGTGGTAGTTCCTTGAACAGAAACAGCGCCGCTTGCGGCAAAAGCCCCAACACCGACCGGAAATCGAGCGTCAAACGCGTTGTCAAGTTGCCACATCGAACCGGCGTAAGGATTGCCAGAGTAAACAGTTCCATCTCCGCCATCGTACGACAGCACATCAGTGCTTGTTCCAACAAAAATACGACGCTCAGAACTTCCAGCCGCAACCGGATTTTGGCGCGCCCAATATCCGCCGTTGAACACCCACCAATCCCCATTCTCATCCAACCACGGATAAACCTGATTGTTCAGCGCAGGAGTCGTAGAACCAAAGTTGAAAAACGAGTTTCCAATCGCGCTGTTGAACGTCGCCTGAGTGCCGCTGATGATGTCGTTGGCCAACTGCTGGTAGTTGGACGGGCAGTACGTCAACGGAAGGTTTGGAGCGGTAAGCGTGATGAGGGTTAAGTTTGGCATGCTATTCCGATGTGTAGGTGAAAGGATCTATGTCGCAGCCTCCAAGAACTTTGCATCCCTGATATGTCCGACATTCTCCAACAGGAGATTCCTGAACGTCGTAAGCGTGAACGCGGATGCTCTTGATTCTGCAATAGCCCGAAACGGCAATGCTAAGCTGAACCTCGTACAAGTTTCGAGCCGGTGTACTGATGGACTCGTTACACGCGATGTCGCCAGGGGTTGGAAGCCGCATCTTCGGACGGTATTGCGGCTGAAAGTTTGTCAGAGGACACAGCCCAGTCAGACACTGATCGACAATTGCGCACTCAGTCCAGTCAGCCCATTCAATCCAGCCGGGATATTGGTCGGGACGATATTGGACATAGAACGCCGCCGAACCGCTTAGCGAGTCGATGAAAATGTCGCCCGAATCGAGCTTCTTCAATCCAAACGGAAGTTCGAAATTGTAAGCGCGAGTCTGCACCTGCCACTCAATTTCCTTTTTAGGATCGGACAGGTTTGAATCGAACTTGTTGGACTTGGTGATTTCCCAAATCTGAATTGAACCATCCGATCCGCGAGCAATCGCGAAACAAGCGTCTCCGTAAGCGTTCTCAGTCTTCAGAATCTGCAACACATCCAATCCGGTCCAGATTCCAGACCAAGCAGGCGGAAACTTTTGCCGCATCGACGTAATCAGATCAAAATCAAGAACCGCCAACGCTTTGTGAATGACGCCCTGAGCGTTGTACCGAGGCTGACTTGTCATCAGCAATCGATTATCGAACACGACCGCAGAGCTGGCCCACAGCAAATTCGTCTGGTCGTTTTCAACAATGGGCATCATCTCGCCGCTGATTGGGGTATTTCCCCAGTCACTAAATGAGCGACGAGCGATGATGAATGATCGGATTCCATCGACAGAACGGTAGAACACATCGCCATTGACGGTGATGGCCGACCGAGAACCAAGCGCACCGCTTGTCAGCAAGCTGATGGCTTGAATCGGGTAGTTCAGATTCTTCCAAGTGTCACGATCTACGGGAGCTTGGACACTGAAGACGTATCTCGGGGTGAAGATAAGAAGCGGTCCTTGCCCAAGCGACGTGTCTGGATTGCCAGGGACGGCCATTGCCGTGATGCCCCCTGAATCCGACGGAACCGCGAAGTCTCCGCCCTCATTAAGGAAGGTGTTCTCGGTTTCCTTGAGAACACTCGCTCGCGTTCCATCCCCATAAACGATGTCAGTCGCTCGAAATGAAAACCCATCAGGAAGCGCGTACCAGATGCGGCCATTGACGTAGGCCATCATCTTCCCGGTCTTTATTTCGTCGTCGGTTGCGCGGCGCAGATTTGTTCCGTTGAAAATCAATGGCCTGCTGAATCCATCTTGAATGACGACAAAGTTCTCCGCTTGAACCATCCATCCATCAAGCAGGTTGGAAGGATTCTCAAGATTCGGAGAAACCGTCAAATTCTGGGCGTTATTTTGAAGGCAGTCGTAAAGCCACACTTTACCACTGATCAGCATCAGAATGAACGTCTGACCGTTGTCTCCGATGTACGGAAGCGCGCACTGGAATGTGCCTGTCAGACTTTGAGAGCCATAACAATTCTCCGACCATCCATCAGCCGTCACGTTGGTTTGATCCGCCGTAACCTCAGCATTGTCCGCTGTAATCGTCGTGCAGAGATTGTAATCCTTCTGAACGAAACCGGGGCGAGGAGAAATGAAACTCTGCCGGAAGCTGGCGTTCACCGCAAACGCCACCTGATTCTTGTCCAC